ATCGTCTGGGGTGAGAATACCATCCACGGCATCTATCCTAAAGGCTCGACAGCAGGTCTGTCTCATCGTGACCTGGGTGAAGATACTTTGGACGATGGCGATGGTGGAAAATATCAAGGATATCGCACACATTACAAGTGGGATATGGGTCTAACGGTCAGGGATTGGCGATACGCTGTTCGTATCTGCAACATCGATACCGTGAAGCTCCTGACGTTCGGTTCGGATTCCGATACCAGTGCCAACATCATCCGTCTGCTGATCCAAGCAGTGAACAAGATTCCGAATCTTGGCATGGGTCGAGGTGCTATCTACGTCAACCGTACTGTCCAAACGTGGTTGGAGATCATGGCTAATGAAAAGGCCAATGTCCAACTCTCTTGGCAGGAATTTGGCGAAGGTAAGATCCTGACCTTCCGTGGCATTCCAATCCGTAGAGCCGATGCTCTCCTGGAGACCGAAGCTGCCGTACCTTCTGTCTAATCTGACGGCAGTCTCTCCCAGTGAGGGACTGCCTGATTTACCCTTTCTTTTAACAAATTGAGATGGAGGAAATTATGTATCTCGATAAGCAAAATCTTTTTTCGGAGGAGCAGGCAATCACTGCTGCAGCAAACTCCACAAACGTCATCGACCTTGGTGATGAGGGTGGCGATGGCGCAGGGCGTAAGCTTGTCATCGTTGTAACAGAAACATTCCTTACTCTGGTCAGCCTGAAGATCGCTCTTCATACTGCTGCCGTTGCTGCGATGACTTCCGAAGTCGTAGCTCTTGAGATCCCAACCATCCTGCTGGCAGAGCTTGTTGTCGGTGAGTTGTTTGAGATTCCAATCCCTGCCAAGCGCATGCAGCGTTTTGCTCGCTTGACCTTTACGCCTGCCACTGATGCAACGGCAGGAGCGGTCACTGCCGGTATCGTACTGGATACCCAGACCAACGGTTAATCCGACAAGGGAGTCATCATTCCGGTGACTCCCTTTTCATAATCCCCCATTGGTGAAAAGGACAAATGTTATGAAGGTAAAAGTGATCAGGAAAGGCTATTGCGGTAAGCAGCTTCGTGAAGAAGGATCTATCTTTAATTGGCCTGGGGATAAGTGTCCTCCTTGGTGTCTGTCTCTTGAAGAAGAAACCATCACCAAAAGTAAGGGAAGCACGATTGAAAACTGCGTTCCCCTGTTTGCCGGTCTCTCGACTGTCGATGAAGTAGAAGAGTTTGTCGCAGGCGATACCCGTGCAGGGATCAAAGCTCTCGCGGAAGAGCGCATCTCTGAACTGTCCAAGTAAAACTGTCCTGGAGGAGTAGCCGATGTATGCCGACATAGATGCCATTGATATCAGCGTATGCAATCAAGCTTTGATGAAGGTTGGTGCAACGAGGATAGTAGGATTCGATGATTCAACCGTGCAGGCCAGGGACTGCAATGCTTCTTATGCACTATCAAGGGATCAGGTTCTTGAAGCCTTCCCTTGGTCCTTTGCGAAGCGCAGATCTGTCCTTACCGCTGCAACCGACACACCGGCATTCGGCTACTCTTTCCAGTACGTCCTACCTTCAGACTGCCTGAAGGTTATCTCTATCCTCGCAGATCCATCCAGTGCTGAAGAACCTGTCTGGGTTGTCGAGGGCAACTATCTCCTGACCGATGAAGAAGAAGTCTTCATGCACTACACTGCTGCTGTGAGTGACGCTACTCATTTCACTCCAAGCTTCATCAGGGCTTTCTCCCTCTACCTCGCTTCCCTCTTGGCTATGTCTATCGGAAAGAACGCAAAGCTCGCCAATGAGCTTGAAGACAAGTACATCCGATACATCGAGCAGGAAGCGATGGTCATCAACGCACGGCAGTCCAACGAACCAATACACCAAACAAATTCTTATGTCGATGCAAGGAGCTAACCATGCCAGTCTGGAAGCAGCAGAATTCCTTCACCGGAGGGGAGATCTCTCCCAGGCTTGAAGGTCGCACTGATCTCAAGCAATACGGCAACAGTGTCGCAGAGCTTGAGAACTTCTTCCCACACTCTTATGGTGGCATCGCAAAAGCTCCTGGTCTCTATTTTGTCTGTGAGATAAAAGACTCCTCAGTAGGTGCAAGACTCCTCCCGTTTGAGCGCAAGGTCGGACAGACCTATGTCCTTGAGGTCGGTGACTATTACATGCGATTCATCAGAGATGGCGCATTGATACGGATCACTCCCCTCGCTGAGTACGCAGCAGGAACGACATACGATTTAGGTGATGTTGTCACTGACGTTGCTGATGGAATCAACTACTACAGCAAGACTGACGGCAACACCGGCAACACTCCTGCATCTTCATCAGCCTATTGGCATCCTATGGTTGATGACATCTATGAGATCCCTACACCTTGGTCGTATGAAGAGGCTAAAGACCTTGGTTATTGTCAGGCTGTTGACGTTATGTGGATGACCCATGAGGATCATCCCCCGGTCAGGCTTGGCAGGTATGCAGAGACCGATTGGCGCATCGCAGCAGAAGTCTTCATCGATGGTCCTTTCGGGACACTGAACCCGACAGCGACAACCTTCTACCCAAGTGGTGCGACAGGTACTGTCACAATAACAATCAATGGCTCTGCAGGTATCAACAACGGTGATGGATTCCAATATACTGATGTTGGTAGGCACATCAGGATTTACAACGGAGAGGGAGATCCTGATGATTGGGAATGGGGTTGGGGAATTATTACTGCAGTTCCTTCACCAGGGTCATCCACGATTACGGTTTCTGTTCAGGGTGGATCTTTCCCAACGGTCAATCCAACAGACATCTGGAAGCTTGGAGCATTCGCTGACACTACCGGATATCCCCGAGAGGTCATGTTCTTTGAGCAGCGCATCGTCTACGGTGGCACGATCTTTGAACCACAAGGTGTCTGGCTCTCACAGACCGATGCTTACAACGTCTTCACCGTAAGCTCACCGATTGTTGACTCTGACGCTTGCCAGTTCGTCCTGGTTGCAGATCAAACCAATGACATCGCATGGATGATGGCGAGCCGGGAGCTTGCTATCGGAACTCTTGGTGGAGAATGGACTCTCTCCGGTGCAGAGGGGAAGGTCATCTCTCCAACCAGTGTCAATGCGAAGCGGTATACAACCAACGGTGGATCGAACATCAGACCTGTCCATGTCGGAGGGTCAGTACTTTTTGTGGACCGCTCAAGGCGATCACTGCTTGAGATGGCTTATGTCTTTGAGGACGATGGCTACTCTGCACCTGATCTCCTGCTTCTCTCTGACCAGATATCCAGAGAGGCGCAGATAGTTGAGACATCTTGGCAGCAGTCACCTGACTCAAAACTCTATTGCGTCATGTCTGATGGAGGACTCGCAGTCCTTACCTACAAACGGGATCAGGAGGTTATCGGCTGGGCAAGGCGAACAACTCAAGGGCTGTTTGAGGCAACCACCTCCGTGTCGAGCCAATACCGTGATGTCCCTTACTTCGTTATCAACCGGACCATCAATGGAGTCACTAAGCGATTTGTCGAGTGGATGAAGTCAGACTTTGGCGATGCAGTTGAACCAGTGCCTGTCATCCCTGGTGGATCTCTGCCTGTAGCAATTGATGAGCTATTCGGTGTTGGTGGTGGTAATACCGGGACTTTTGGATCTGGATCTTACCTTTGGGAGATAGACTCTGCTCTTGATGGTACAGAGGTCACTGAGGGTTATCCTGGTCCACCGCATCCACTGCCTGACTTTAACTATCGCAAGCAGTTCGGCACAAGGATCTTCAACAGTGGTACGAGGTCTTACCGTTTAGGCTTAGGACTTATTGGTAAAATAGGGGGCAAGCTTTATTTCAATAATCATGAGTATGATTCAGCCCAGCCAAACTGGGAAATACAGCAGTATGATGCCATAAGTGGACAAAGTAAAACGTGGGGGTTTACAGGTCTTGAAGCGTATGTCACAGGCAACTCCAGGCATAACGACTATCACTTTGAACAAGCGGCTATTGGTTGGGACAAAGCTACAGACACAAAGACTCTGTACTTCATCCTGTGTAAGAAGAACGGTCAGAACGATGAGACAGGAAGCCATCTTTTGATGGAGGGGGTCTTTAACGATTCCACAGGCAAGATCGATGTCGATGACTCTGAGTTCTATGACCTGAACTCAGGATTCGGTCTGGACGATGCCTTCCCAAGTACGGGGTATTGTGGG